CGGCTTCGATTCCCTCGTTAATTACCTGCGTTATCGGGACTGGGTAGCAGCGCCCATCCATCGCCAGCATGTAGACAGGCCGCGATGCCTGATGATAGTCAAGATTCTCGACCGTAGGCGCGGAACTGAGCGATACCTGCATCCCGCCGTCCATTTCCAGATAGAGGCAATACATGTTCGAATGCTCGACCCTTTCGGAAATGCGCGGGTGAAGGTCTGCAAACTTCTCCAAAAACGTCCTATGCAGATCCGACAGGAAAAGCCTGTTCTCATCGCCCTTGTTGCCCCAATTTTTGAACATGGTACGGATTCGCAACATCGGATAGCCGCCCTTGGTCAAGTCGTACCATTCGCGTATCCAATCCAGCTCATCCAGTGTCTGCACACTGAACATGGCGCACATTACCCGCTTCTGCGCCCGTTCAAGGTTCTCTATCGCCTGCGCCTTGAGGTTATAGACCTCTTCGGGGTAGTTCTTCGGGTGTTGCATTGAGACGGCGAACCGGAGCATATCGCCCTGGTTGAGTGCGGGAGATCCAAGCGCCTGAATCATGAAATCGTGATCCGCCAGCTTTATCATATTGGTAATGGCGCTGATGCCCCATCCGGCGTTGTGGGCTTCCGCTGCAAACTCGAAAAAGTCCGGCCTCAGTGTAGGCTCCCCGCCCGACATGAGGAGGTTAAAAGACCCCTTGTAGGCCGATAGCACCTGGTCGTAATAGCTGAACGGGTGCATCGGTTCGCTTCCCATGGGGTAATAGCACCACGGACACGCCATGTTGCACTGGTCGTGAGTGTGAATGATGATGGTGTTGTTGTTGCCAAGAGTGCCACGGTGGTAAAAGTTAGAGACGTGCTGAATGTCCCTTTCCACAACGGCTGAAAACTTGCCGTGTTCAGGACATTCCTTGTCCATCATCACCATCCCGTCACGGTAGACGATTTCGGCCTCGACCTTGCGGTAGCATGTGGGACAGAGGGATAGGGTTTCGATCACAGCGCGTTTCTCCTTAGTTCCAGTGCAGCACGACCTTTGCCAGCACGTCCGTTCCTGCGGTCTTGCTCTCAATGCAATGCCCGATTTCCTTAAAATGGTCACTCGTAGAAAGCGCCCCTATGCCGCTTGGCGGGATAGTCGCCTCTGCGCGTCCGTCCGTGTCGGCGCATTTCGTCCACGCGCCATGTGTCGCCGCTGTGCCGTCTTTTAGTAGCACTTCCGCGATGCCGGATACCACCACCCACGATTCCGCACCGTCCGCTATGCCGCTCTCGTATGCCACTGCAACGCCGTCATATTCGGCTGTCTGTAGGGCAAAGGCTGCGTCATAGGCGGTTGACATAGTGAGGACGCTACCCTTGACCGTTGCCGCGCCAGTGCGGTTGGTGAGCTTGACGGCTAGGCCACCTTCGGGCGTAAATGCCACTTTGCCGCCGCAGGAGAACAGAATGGAGGAGTTAGCCCCTGCCGCCGTCGCCTGGTCAAGCGTCGTAGTGTGCGGGTTGTCAGTGGCTTCCGTGTGGTCCTGCCACACCTTGGCCTGCGCGTCCGACAAATGCCGGTCCTTCGTTGCGTCCGTGCTGGTCGGGTCGAGTTCGGCTATCCCATCCAGTGCGGCATGGTCGGTGCCGTGCGGGTTGCCGTCCGTCACGTCCACATGGTCCTGCCACACCTTCCCGTCAGCGTTGGAAATGTGCCGCACCTGGGCGTCGTCGGCGTCGTTGACCCATCCGAGAACGTCCTGTAACATGGCATGGGTGCGGATTGTGATGTCAGTTAACCGTGATCCCGCCTTGTTGATGATCGCCCAAGCTATCCCGCCTGCAAACGAAAGGACGCGCTGCACCTGTTGGAGCCAGCGGGTCCACTGCGCCGAGGTCTGCCCGCCGCTGCTTACTATCGGCTCACGCGGGACAGGGGGGAGGGTTGTTTGCGGGTTTTCGGACATTAAGACCTCAAAATTTCAGTAATTTCTTGCATTGACTTACACAATACTCTGTAGTACAACAGGTACATACATCAAAGGAGGATTACCCATGTCAAGGAAACCAAATGCTGAATCTAAGGTAGTAGCACTCCGCACACCCGAAGCCGCCGCCTATCTTAATTTGCAACCACAAACTCTTGAACAATGGCGGTGGCTAAAAAAAGGTCCGACTTACATCAAAATGGGCCGTGCTATCAGATACAGAATTGAAGACCTCAACCGATTTATGGAAACTTTCGCCGTTAACTGATCGACAATGGCTAGGTTGGCCGTGTTATGCCAGCCTAGCCATTAAGACCTCAGCACGTCGAACTGCTCGACCACGCCGTTAAGCACAAACTCCGGTTGCCCGCACTGCACGTCATAGCGGTACATCGCAGCGGCCTTCTTGTTCGCCACCTTGTGCGAGATGTGGCCGGTCTTGATCACCGCGCGGAATATCTCCCCTGCGTCGGTATGGTCGGTGAAGATGAACTGATGCTGCCTGCTGCGATATGCGCCGCATTGCCGGATGGACGGGAATTGCTCGTACCGCCCCGCAAGCCCCAGCGACACTTGTCTACCGTTGCCCCATTCCTTCGCCCCGTTATCGCGCCACCTGTGCAGGAATTCCGGTGCGTCCGTGTAATCCTGCCCCTGCGTAGCCTGGAGCTTGTACAGCTTGCCATCCCTGCCACCGATGAGCCGTAAGCCCCACGGCTCCACGAAGGTGAAGGAAACGCCGCGATAGGGTCCATAGGTTGCTGTGGCTGCGTCCCATTGGCCGAGGATGATCCATGCTTTACTCTGCAGGTGATAGAAAAGGGTAATGCCGGTCCAGTACTGCTCATCCACCACGGCGTTTGCTGTCGGGAAGGTGATTGCGTACCCATTCTGCCCCGCCCACGCCATAATGAAGCCTTGCGCGTCATCTACCCGCTCAAACTTCTCTATTGGCACGTCAATGGGGAAGGATATGATTTGAGGACTGCCGCCACCGGCAAGCTGGATGATCTTTCGGCTCTTCGCCACTTCCGTGAGGTAGTAGAGGCTCTCGCCGTCGAAAACGACTGAGTGCGGTGCCATGGTTCCGAAATGCTGCGCGGCGTTTTTGTTGACGCTGAAAGGTACGGTGCCGTCGATATAGGACACTTCCAAAGACGTGCGCCCGATGTTGTAAATCTGCTCGTAAGCCACCACGATTGCCATTAACGCGTCAGGACGTGACTCGTTGTTGTAGACCTCCCATGCGCTGTATCCGTTGGCTTTATCGTCGCTGTAGTGCGTATCGCCTGCAACTGCGCTCGTCGCCAACTCTCCCCGCGCCTTGAGATAGCCGCCGATGTAAGCCAAGCTCGTCACGTGCAAGGGTGAATTCGGGACAGCGGTTGCTGCGGTCCCTTCCAGCTTGTAAATCACGGAGTCGGCGGCGAAAAAGATGTTGTCGGCGTCTTCGGTAAAGGTCGGGGGGGAGGTTAGTGAAATGGTCGCTCCGGATACCTCGATGAGCGCCCCATCCTGCTCGTTCTGCGTGAAGATCCGCCCACCCGCCACGATAACCAGCACCTCAAGGTCGGTGGAGTAGTAGGACCATACCGGCACGTCGCCTGCTCCGGTGTCGGCGTACTCAGTGCATCCTGGTACTGTCCGGATTGCGCCGCTGCGGTCGGTGTAGGCGTTGACGAAGGAAATCGAAACGCCGTCCTTCGCGGAGGTGTCGTTGATGTCCAGGGTGACGCCGTTGCCTATAGGGAGGGGGCGGGTTGGCATCAGAAATCTCCCGAATAGATACCTTCCAAATTGCTTCCGCTTCGGTAGTTGCCGAAAGCGCCATCAAATGTGGCAGGCTCGACTACCACCGGAATGACCGATTTGGCATTTCGCGCCAGTTCCCGCAGTTCGGGCGATACCGGGACGCTCATTTTTGGTGCCAGTCGGATAGCCAAGCCGAATTCAAGAAACTCCTCGTACTCAGGGGCAATGCCTAGCGTGTCCTCGATGGATGCATAGGATGTAATGACCTTCTGCGCCGTCCAGTGCAGAGTTTCAGCGGCATCCGGTACAGGGTAGAGGGTTGCGCTGCCGGTCGGGTAGCCCTTGGGGTTGTAATAGAG